GGTGATCTGGGGGAGGTAGTTGAGGAGGATCTTGTAGAGTCGCTCGAAGCGATCCGTGAGGCCGGGCATGATGTCCTGGCCGAATTTCTTCCAGATCGTATCAAGCAAGTTGTCGAACTGACGGAATACCGTCATCAGCCTCTGGGCGCTCTTATCCCAGACATCCACGTTGAGCCCGGCCCTGGCCGCGACCGCCCGTTGCTCGGCGCGGCGTCTGGCGAATTCAGGATCCGCCACCGCGCGAGCGTCGTTTTCGCTGACCCCCAGGAACGAGGCCAGTTGCTTGCCCATCGCGTAGCCGGTGGTGCCCTCCTTGCCGGGGGCGAAGCCCATGGAGCGGAGGTGGTTGCCCAGTTGCTCCATGCGCTGGCCCGCGTCGGTCGCGGTGATGCCGATGGAGCGCAGATACTGGCTCGCCGCCGGGCCGTAGGTCCGGGTGAAATTGCCCAGGGCCTCCATGGACGCGTGCGCGCTGGAGACCGAGGAGCCCAACTGGCTCATGGCATAGCTGGCGCTCTCGATCCCCTGCACCGAGGACTGCAGGCGCTGGCCCATCCAGTACAGCTTGTCGCCCGCCTCGGCCATGCCTCGGGCCATGTTGGCCACGGCCATGCCCAGCCGATACATCGCGCTGGCGGCCTGCGAGGAGGAGGAGGCCGACTCGACCAAGGAACGAACGAAACTCGCCTGACTGGCCGCGTTGACCTGATAGGTCAGCTTGACCATGTACTCCTTGAGAACGTCGGAACTACTTCCCGACATTTACTTGATCCCCGGCGCGGCGGGGGCCGCCGTGATGTTGGCGGGCATGGTCACGAGGTTGCTGTGCCACGCGTTGCCCCGCGTGTCCCCCGTGTGGTGCACCGTCGCCAGCTTGTAGAAGCCGTCGGCCTTGACCGCGTTCTTGATGAACGCCTGCAGTTGAAATCCCACCTTGACCTGATCTTGCTGGACGTTGCCGCCGATGGCCGGTGCCTGGGTCAGGGTCATCAGGTTCTTGTTGTAGACGCCCGCCTCGTCCAGCCGGATCGAAGCGCCCGGCTTGAGCCGGGAATTCAGCAGCGAGGTGACCTGGACCGCGCCGTCCATGGTCAGGATCGGCGAGCCCACCATGCCGGTCCTGGAGTTCAGCACCAGCGAGTGCTCGGCGAAGGTCTCGCCGTGTTTCAGGATGTTGACCTTGTTGTTCTCAATCGAGACGGTCGCGCCGTTGTGGTCCGCGATGTCACGCAGGACATCCTTCGGCATCCCCACGCAGGCGCGGCCGCGCGGGCTCTTGGAGGGGTCCAGGGCGGTGATGAACCCAGGCTGCGCGCCCATGGCCTTGATGCAGGCGGTGACCACGTCCGACTGCGTGTGGCCCGCCTCCAGGGTCAGGTTGATCGGGTAGCCGTTGACCGCCCGGTCGCTGTCGTTGGCGTGGATGACCAGCACGGTCTCGGTGACGCTGGATTTGCCGCTCTCGTAGTAGGAGATCGTGCCCTTGAAGATCTCGTCATCCTCGTTCGCGCCCCGGTAGCCCGCGATCAGCCGGACCGAGGTGAACTGCTTGATGACCGAGGCCATGTGCTCCTGGCCCACGTTGTAGACCCGCGCGACCAGGGTTTTCGGGCTCTGGTTGAGCCACGCCTGGACATCGAACGTGATATGGAATTCGGACAGATCCAGGATGTTGGCGGTCTTGTCGCCCGCCTTTTCGTCGGTCAACGTCAGCTTGCAGACGCGGTCCCACGCCAGCCCGCCCGCGCTCTTGTAGGTCCTGATCTTGTCGGCGCTGATCGTGACCTCGGGGAGGGTGATCTCCTGCGTGGGCGTGGCCGGGGTGGCCGGTGGGACGGGCGGGACGGGGATGTCGGCGAACAGCGATGCGCTCATGAGCGGTTGTTCTCCTGGTGCCTGTGCCAGCGCCGTTCGTTCTCGTCCTGGATGTCAATCGCATCGTTCGCGAGTGCCACGAGTTCGAGATCCAGGGTGCCGTCCACGAGTGACTCCATTCGATACACTCCCCGCATGACCGGCCGCATCAGGTAGCTTTCGCCGTCGGCTAAGAGGGCGAATTCGATGCCGTTGTGCTCCGCTGCGCCGGTAAACCTGGGCTCGGCATCCCTGGCAGCGGAGTAGCGAAAAAACCGCCGAGGTTGTCCATCAGAACCTCAGCCGTGATCTGCATCATTTGCATCAGGTCGATGTCCTCGAACATGATGCGGTTGGCGCGAGCGTTGAACACGTCGCCCCACGCGCCCGCCCCGTTGGTGCCTGTGAGGCGCTGCACCACGCCGAGGCACCGATCCAGGACGTAGTCGCAGTCGGCGTCGGAGAGTGCCGCCAACGCCCGCGTGAAGGGGACCAGCATGGCCTCCGTCGCGCGCACGGTGTCCTCGGCGTCATCCTCGGAGACGTTGTCGCCGTCCTCCATGGCGCGTCGCGCGGCGGCGATGCCAGAGATGACGGGGCCGACAGCGAACATCTGGCCGATCAGCGGAGAGATCCGGCGACCGACATGGAACTGCTGCCGCGCGTTCAGTTTGCCCGCGCGGTAGGTGTGTTCCCCAACCTTGAATTCGTGCATCACGCGTTGCCCGGCGTGCCGTTACCAAGCAGGCCGTCGATGATGCCCGCGTGGAATGACCACTCCTGAGTCCCGCCGTCCTTGGCGTAGACGATGTTGGGCATCTTTCGGAACGCCACCTGTCGCGCCGAGATCTGATCCCCGCGCGCCGGATCCGAGATGACGATGGTGTTGCTCCCCCACAGCGCGCTCGATACGCGCTGGAAATCATACATCTGGTTGAGGAGCGCGTTGATCGGGCTGGTCTTGAGGTAGCGGATGGTGATGGACCCGCTGTTGCCCGCGTGCAGGCTGTGCATGACCGAGCCGTCAGCGCCGACGGTCATGGTGTTCTTATCTTCGGTGAGTTCCACGGTTATTCCCTCCTCGGAATTCCCCGAGCCGTAACCGAGCGAGAAGGTTCCTCCGGGGCCCGACAACGTCGCGGCCACGTCAATGAAGCTGTAGGTGGGCACTGGTGCTTTCTCCTTTCGCCTGGGTTACTTCGAGAGTTTCGCGCGCACGGCGCAGTCCTTGGCCTCTAACAACTTGCGGAGGGCCACGGTGCGCTCGGGATTGCGGGGGAGGTTCGCCTCGATCCAGTTGGCCAGTTCGCCGAACGGGCGCGAGATTTCTTGCAGTTCTGGCCTGAGATGTTCCCAGCCGAAGAATTGCATGATGTGGTCCGGGACGGCTTCCATCAGCGGTTGACCGTCAGGATCACGTTGGCCTTGTGGACCGCGCCCGCGAGTTTCAACGCGCACTGGATCGTCGGCGCGATGCGCTGTTCCCGGATCGACTGCGGCTGGCTCTCCAACAGCGGTGCCCACACGTAGTATCCCTTGGGCAGCATCTGGCCGAAGTTGAGTTGCCCGAAGCCCGCCGCGTTCCACTGACCGGGTGCCAGAAGTCCGTTGACCACGCCTTGCGAGAGTGCGTTTTCAACAACCGTGACGATCATGTGCACGCCCGCGTTGGTCTGCGGGATCTTGGTCGTCGACTGGTAGAGCAAGTTGAACACGTCGGTCTGCACGCGGTTCGCTTGCCAGTCGGTGCCGTGGACCTCGTCGAAGAAGAACCCATTCGCCATGACGCCCTCTTGGATGATGGCGACATCGTTGCTGTAGTAGACAAAGACGTTGCCATGCTTGAAGCGCAGCGCGGCCGCCTGATTGGTGGTCAGCATCTCGCCCTGGACGCCCGGCTCCTGTTTGAATTTGAGCGTGATCACGGTGTTGCTGCCCTCGAAGTCGACCGTGAACGCCCGGCCGAAGATCGAGGCGCACGCGTAGGGGCTCTCCGAGGAGAACTGCGAGAACGTCCGCTCCAGGACCTCGCCTTTGAGCCGGGAGAGGAGGTCGGTGTTGATGGTCATGTCGAGGCAGTCGGTCTTCTGCGTCGTCAGCCCGTAGATGCTGATCGGATCCGCGCCTTCGATGAATTCGGCGACCGACATGTGGTCGTCATCGTCCAGCGGATCCGGCGTCGCGAACATGAGCCCGTACCACTCCGGGTGCTGCCTCAGCGCGATGGCCGCTTCCAGTGGGGTCTCCGCGAGG